TTTATCTTGTCAAATCTTGATGTTGAGTATGTGTATATTCGTCCAAGTTATTGCGGTCATTATAATGAATTAGATTATTTCTTTGTCACACAGTTCTGCAATAAACACAACATCAATTTAAAAATTATTGATCTTGAATTTAATCAAGATAGTCTTAGAGATTTTCTATTAGAACATAACTATTTTGACACTGGAACTGGATCAGGTACAATATTTTTATTAGAGGGAATCAAAAGACATAAGGGTGGAACACCAATTACCGCTGATGGCCATTTTGTTTTTGAGAGAGATGGAGATATATGCAGAGGAGTATTTAAGAAGCCGGGTTTAACATTAAGTCAGGGCATTCGTGTTGAGGAACAAATTTTATTTGATTTGTATTACAATTACATATTTCAATATTATGAGCATATGCATAGAACAACTCCAGAAATTCAATATCTTACTAAAATGGAATCAAAAAACTTGATATACACTCAACTGGGGTTACCATTTAGACCAAAGTTGTCTGGATGGGAATTTTTAGATGAAGAGGGCAACTATCCAAGTTTATCTGTCATTGATTGGTCGAATGATCACAGTTGGATGGCAAGATTGACTAGGGGTGTGAATGTCATGGTGGATAAACTAGGAGTGCCCGAAAAGTTCATTGAACATAAATTAAATAATCAAAGAAGTGACTCGTCTAGATTTGTAACCCTATATGAGTTTCAAACTAAATACTAGTATGACTGATCAAAATCAATATCTGGGTAATCCCAATCTCAAGAAAGCAAATACTGTTGTTGAGTTTACGAAAAATGATATCAAAGAATATCATAAGTGCGCTCAATCGCCAACATATTTTATTGAAAACTATGTGCAAATTGTTTCACTAGATGAGGGACTTGTGCCTTTTGAGATGTATGATTTCCAAAAAGGTATGGTTGAAACCATGCATGACAAAAGGTTTAGTATCTTTAAACTACCTAGACAGTCTGGTAAATCTACTACCATCATCAGCTACCTTCTGCACTATGCACTATTTAATCAAAATGTAAATATTGCTGTTCTTGCCAATAAGTCTTCGACTGCGAGAGATATTTTATCAAGACTACAACTCGCATATGAAAATCTCCCTAAATGGATGCAACAGGGCATCATAGCTTGGAACAAAGGTAACATAGAGTTAGAGAATGGTAGTAAAATTATTGCTGCCGCTACATCTTCAAGTGCCATTCGAGGAGGTTCGTATAACATCATTTTTCTTGATGAGTTTGCTTTCGTTCCCTCTAATGTTGCAGAACAGTTCTTTGCTTCTGTTTATCCTACAATTACATCTGGTCAAAGCACAAAAGTTATTATTGTTTCTACCCCTCATGGTATGAATATGTTCTATAAGATATGGGTAGATGCACAAGAAAAAAGAAATGATTATACGCCAATAGAAGTTCATTGGAGCGAGGTTCCCGGCAGAGATGAGGTTTGGAAAGAAGAGACAATACGAAATACCTCTCAATCACAATTCAATTCAGAATTTGAATGTGAGTTTCTAGGGTCTATTGATACTCTAATAAGCTCTGTGAAACTAAAACAACTTGTGTACAGAACACCTATTCATTCAAATGTTGGAATAGATATTCATACTAGGCCAGAAGAAGATCGTACATACATGTTGACTGCTGATGTTTCTAGAGGTACAGCGAACGATTATTCTGCATTTGTGGTTTTTGATGTTACAGAGATACCATATAAGATTGTCGCAAAGTTTAGAGACAATGAAATTAAACCACTACTGTTTCCTACCAAAATACATGAAGTTGCGAAGGCATACAACAACGCATATGTAATGGTTGAGGTAAATGACATAGGGGAACAAGTCGCAAATACTTTACAGTTTGATTTGGAGTATGACAACCTAGTTATGGCTTCCATGCGTGGCAGAGCGGGCCAAGTCCTTGGAGCGGGCTTCTCAGGGGGCCGAGCGCAATTGGGGGTAAGAACGACTAAAGCTGTGAAGAAGATTGGATGTTCAAACCTCAAACAATTGATTGAGGATAATAAACTTATTGTCGAAGATTATGATTGTGTCAACGAATTGTCAACCTTCATTAGTAAGGGTTCGTCATATACGGCGGATGATGGATGTAATGATGATTTAGTTGCTTGTATGTTTATGTTTGGTTGGGCTACAGATCAAACATACTTCAAAGAACTAACTGACAATGATATACGAATGACCATGATGAGAGAACAGCAAGACGCACTAGAACAAGATATGGCACCATTTGGATTTGTAATGAATGGTGTTGATGATCCTGTTGACGATGAGATTGATGAATATGGGACACGATGGACTACTGTTGTCAGAGATTATAACACGAACTGGTAACTATATGAATTCTATCAAATCGTTATCAACTTTGATAAAACAATTTGAACACAGAATTTTTGATTCGCTTATTAGGTGAAATATTTCCTTTCTGCTTTCGTTATTCGTGCCCACTCGTTTTGTTAGTTTGCGAATTTGTGAATCGTGTGGGTGAAACTTGAGACAGATTGTTTCACTTTCGCCACAATGTATACAAGATTGGTCTGCTAAAAAATCATTTAATAACAAAATTCTTTTGCGATAATTTCTACGAGCAACCTTTTTGATTGTTTCTTTGTATTTTTCATAATGTTCATTCATGATATTATTTATATGATATAACACTTATAAAACTACTAGTTTAGGAAACTGATTATTATAAATATTCTGAAATAACACGACTCTGATAAAGGAGCAATAAAATGGGCTTTCTAGTTTCTCCTGGCGTACATGTAAGAGAAATTGATCTTACAAATATTATCCCAGCGGTATCAACATCAATCGGTGCTATTGCAGGACCATTTAAAAAAGGTCCAGTAAGTTCTGTTGTGACCATTGGTTCTGAAGAAGAACTGGTTTCAATTTTTGGTAAACCTCAAAATGATTCAAATCAATTTGAGACATTTTTTACAGCCGCAGCTTTCTTGCAATATACAAATGCATTGAGAATTGTTCGCTGCGAATCTGGTGTAACAAATGCCATTGCATCTGGAACATCTTTTATCATTCGTGATGACGATCACTATGAAGATTCTTTTGCTTCTGGGCAAGCTTCAGTTGGTGAATGGGCTGCTAGAACAGCTGGCGAACATGGAAACTCAATTGGTGTTTCTGTTTGTGCATCTGCTACTGCTTATGAGGAAACTGCTAAAACAACAACAAGTGAAACAGAAGCGGTTGGCCAGACAGTAATTAGTCTTACATCTGCTTCTGGTTTCAATGTACATGATATTGTCAACTTTGGTGAGACATTAGGATTTGAATATCAAGTTGAATCTGTAGACGCTGGTGCAGCTACAATTACAGTTAAACTGTTGGACGATCCAAATGGTAATGGACTTCAAACTGAAGTTTCTTCTGGAGCAAGTGTTCGTCGGCGCTGGAGATTTTATGACTTGTTTGATGGTGCGCCTGGCACATCAGATTTCGCAACTCAAAATAAAAGAGGCACTAATGATGAAATGCACATTGTTGTATTTGATCATCTTGGAGAAATAACTGGTTTTTCTGTTACTGCAAACGGTAATAGAACCAATTCAATTCTAGAAACTTATCCAAATCTTTCTAAAAATATTTTTGGTAAGTCGCCACAAGGTGATAATACATACTATGCTGATAAAATCTTTAGGGCTTCAAATTATGTTTATCAAATGGACCATAACACTGCTGGTTTCAATTGGGGAACAGATTTTGATGGTCAAGACACATTCATCGTAATGGAAGATGGTGGAACAGATGGCGCTGGAACAAATGCTGGTGACAACATCATCTTAGATGGAACTGATGGAAGTTCTACTAATACTGGCGATAAAATTCAAGGTGAGACAGGTGCAACTTCATATGCTGCACTTGATACGCCAACAAATACAATCCTAAAGAATGGCACTGATGATTATGCTGTAACTGCTGGAGAATTGCAGTTAGCATATGATAAGTTTGCAGATACAGAAACATTGGATATTAACCTTGTCCTTGGTGGCAAAGGTGGTGGTTCTGGTAATACTGCTTCCACACAAGATACTCATGTCACAATGATGACAGATTTAGTGGAAAGAAGAAAAGACTGTGTTGCATTTGTTTCTCCATACCGGGCAGCAACTGTCGGTGTAACAAGTTCAAATACAGCAACAGAAAATGTAAAGGATGCTTTCCAACTTTGTCCTTCATCATCGTATGTTGTATTCGATAGTGGTTACAAGTACATTTACGACAAATACAATGATGTTTATCGTTTCGTTCCAATGAATGGCGATACAGCTGGACTTTGTGCTTACACAGATAATGTTGCTGATCCTTGGTTCTCTCCTGCTGGATACAATCGTGGTAATGTCAGAGGTGCAATCAAGCTTTCGTACACACCAAAACAATCAGAAAGAGATATCCTCTATCGGCACAGAATTAATCCTGTTGTTGATTTTCCAGGCCAAGGTGTGGTTCTGTTCGGTGATAAAACCGCACTGGCAAAACCAAGCGCATTTGATCGTATTAACGTGCGCCGATTGTTCTTGGTTCTTGAAAAGGCAATTTCAACCGCTGCAAAATACATGTTATTTGAATTCAACGATGAATTTACCAGAGCGCAATTTAGAAATATGGTAGAACCCTTTTTACGGGATGTTCAAGGACGCCGAGGTATATTTGACTTTAAAGTAGTCTGTGATGATTCAAATAATACTGGAGAGGTTATAGATAGGAATGAATTCATTGGTGATATCTATATCAAACCAGCAAGATCAATTAACTTTATTACACTTAATTTCGTAGCGGTTCGTACTGGTGTGGAATTTGAAGAAGTAGTTGGTAGATTCTAATTTTAAGGAGTAACTTAACATGGCAAGCATAGATGATTTTAAAGCAAACCTAATCGGCGGTGGAGCCAGAGCTAACCAGTTTAAGGTGACAATTACTCCACCAACTGGTATTGCTACAGGTTTAGATGTTCGTCGGTCCTCTTTTTTATGTAGGGCTTCAGCACTGCCTGGGCAGACTTTAAATCCAATTATTATTCCATTCAGAGGAAGACAGATTTTTATTGCTGGTGATCGTACATTCGATGATGCTTGGACAACGACATTCTTAAATGATACAGACTTTGGAATTCGTAATTCATTGGAATTGTGGATGAATGGCATTAACAATCTTGCCACTGCTGAAGGTGTTGTTGCACTTACAGATTATCAAGCAGATTTGACAGTCGAGCAATTAGATCGTGATGACACAGTTCTCAAGTCATATATTTTCCGTAATGCTTGGCCAATTGGATTAGGTCAAATTGATTTGACAGCAGAGGGTGCAGACAATATCGAGACATTTGATTGTACTTGGAGATATCAACATTTTGAAGCTTCTGGTATTAACTTCTAGTTTTAAACCTACTAAATATAAGGATTAGTAGGAGTTATTATGGCCGAATTATTTGGTTTTAAAATAAATAGGAAAAAAGAAGAGGGGGGAACATCTTTCACCGCTCCCACTTCTGATGACGGCGCTATAGATATTGCTGGCGGTGGATTTTTTAGTTCCCAACTGAATACTGATGGCAAAGAACGGTCTAATTTAGATTTAATTAGGCGTTATCGTGATATTGCACAGCAAACAGAATGCGACACAGCAATTGAAGATATCGTAAATGAAGGTATTGTTGCTAATGAATCTGATATATCTGTTCAGATTGTATTGGACAATATTCCCTATCCAGCAAAAATAAAAAATAGAATTAGAGAAGAATTTGCAGAAGTATTGCGGCTTCTTAAATTTGAACAAAAAGGTCATGATATTTTTAGAAGATGGTATGTTGATGGAAGAATTTACTATCATAAAATTGTTGATACTAAACAACCCAGAAAAGGCATAACTGAACTTAGATATATTGATGCTACAAAGATTAAAAAAGTAAGAAAAGTTCATAAAGAAAAAGACCCAAAAACTGGTGTTAATAAAATTAAAAGGGTTGACGAATTTTTCATTTATAATGAAAAGGGATTAGGTGCCGCTGGTTTAGCTACTGGTGGTAGTAGTGGTCAAGGTCTTAAAATTTCACCAGATTCTATTTGTTATGTTCCTTCCGGTTTAATTGATGGTAATAGTGGAAATGTATTATCTTATTTACATAAAGCCATCAAACCTGTCAATCAATTGCGTATGATTGAAGATTCTCTCGTAATCTATCGTGTCTCACGGGCTCCAGAACGTAGAATTTTCTATATTGATGTTGGCAATTTACCAAAGGTAAAGGCAGAACAATATCTCAAAGATGTTATGAATCGTTATCGTAACAAGTTAGTATATGATGCATCTACTGGTGAGATTCGTGACGATAGAAATCATATGAGTATGTTGGAAGATTTTTGGCTCCCACGGCGAGAAGGTGGTAGAGGCACAGAGATTACATCACTGCCAGGTGGATCAAATCTTGGTGAGATTGATGATATTGTATATTTTCAAAGAAAACTATTCAGGTCATTGAATGTTCCTATTTCTCGTTTGGAAGCAGAAGCTCAATTCACACTTGGTCGTTCTACTGAAATTACAAGAGATGAACTCAAGTTCACAAAGTTTGTTCAGAGAATTCGTAAGAAATTCGTACCGTTATTTACTGATGTTCTAAAGACGCAACTTTTATTAAAAGGAATTATTTCACCTGACGATTGGCCAGATATGCAAGAGCATATTCAGTATGATTTCTTAGCAGATGGTCATTTTTCTGAACTTAAAGATGCAGAACTTCTTAATGATAGAATTAATACTTTGAATCAAATAGAAGCATATGTTGGAACTTTCTTTAGTAAAGAATGGGTGCAAAAGAATGTTCTACGGTTGACTGATAATGAAATTGAACAAATGCAGAAGGATATAAATAAAGAAGCAAATATTGCTCCAGAAGACGGTGGCATAAATTTACCAGATAATCATGGTGGCATTAGAAGAGATGATACTGCCCAAGGTAAGGTTGGCGAAGTGGGTTCACCAGAGGATAGTTCAACATACAATCCCCAACCACCTCAAGAGGAAATACCTCAAGAGCAACAACCAGAACAAGAGGTTTAAAAAATGAATAACTCAAGAGATTTCATAGATAGTATTGAAAATGGAGAAAACCTAGAAGCTGAGTCACACTTTTCTAGTGCCTTGTCTGATAAGGTTGGTGCTTCTTTAGAGAATAGGCGACAGGAATTAGCAAATGAACTTGTTAATGAAAAGATGCAAGTCAAAGTTCGGCGTGCTGGCCAAGGCTCTGAACTTGATGCCGGAAGTGGGAGAAATGAAAGAGATAAGGTTGCTGATCAGGCCAGAAAAGACAGATTAGATAATCGAAGGGCTGTTACTGGAAGAGAGGGTGGAAGCGCAGTTAATCGAACTGCTGGTCAGCCCAAGGGTTCAGACGAACTGGATTCTGGTGCTTCAGCACCTAAAAAGAAAAAATCAAATGGACCAGTCAATCCTAAGGCTATAAAACAA